CACGATCACGCCCGCGTCGGCCGCCTGCATGAACAGCGTGTAGAGTTGCCCAGAGACGCGATCGCCGAACAGGTGCAACGAATTGTTATCGGTGGCCGCCATCCACGCCGCCCATGGCGCGTGCCCGTCCGTGCTGGTCGATCGCTCGTGCCATTTGTCGGTCGCCACGTCGTAGACCAGCGTCCGGTCATCCAATGTCGTCAAACAGTAAAACCAATGCCCACGGTAAGCGTGCGTCACCGCGTCGAGACTGACGGAGTTCCCGGCGATGATCGCCTCGATGGCATGGGTGGATATCCGCTTCGGCGTGTAACCGTTCGAGCGGTAGACGATGCCGTCGATACCCATCCAGAACAAAGACTGATCCGCCTTGCAGACCGAGAGAGGCGAGCCGGTGCCGATCGGAACCACGCCGCCGGCCATGCGCCTGAACGGAAAGAAGCTGACGCCCGGCGTCGTTTCCAGGCCCGACGACCCGGCGTCGTACCAAACCTCGAAGCCGTTTTCGCCGATCGTCCAGACCTGTTCGCGATGACTGATCACGCGGCGAACGGCATTGGGCATCGCATCGCTGAAAACGAAGTCGAGCGCGTCGAAACTGGTCGGGTCAAGTAACCGCGAGATGAACCATTGCGAGGTATCGCCAAGCGAGGAAAAGGCGAAGTAGCCGTCCACGTAACAAACAGATGAAGCGCCGGGGTAATCGGGATCGGTGACCTGGTTGAGCGCGTCGCCGGGAAGATGCCCGCAGGTATAGGCACGCGGCGGGACGCAGATCACGGCGGCAATCGGTCCCGCGGCGATGGTCGCGAAGCTGTTCCAGGGCGACGTTCCCGCGTCCGCCGTGCCGACATCGAGCAGGATTTCCAGCGTCGGCGCCCCGCCGAGGACAAACCGCAGCCGATACGCTTTCGTCCCGCTGACGAAATAGATAACGCCGGGTGCTTCGTCGTTCATCGCCAGGATTGGGTCCGGCCCGACTGAGAGATACGGCACCAGACCCGGCGTGGAGACCAGTGGCGTTGTCGTGCGCGCGTCGGCCGGTGCCTGTTCCACGAACAGGTTCAGCAGCTTCTTGGCGCTCAACGGCAGCGACGGGTGCTCGTAGATTTCCGTGGGAAACGGAATCCGCCGCATTCCCTTCTCGGGTTTGAGCGCCTCTTGCAGCTTGTCGAGCGTATCGGACATCCCGCGCTACTCGACCCTGATCGCGTATTGAAACGCCGAGACGGCGGCGGTGGCCGACGTGACAAGCCGCAGACTGATGATGTCACCCGCCGCGAGGCCGACCGCGATCGAGGAGATTTCCAGGAAAAAGGATGTTCCGGTTATCGTCCCGGTCATCGCGGTGTCGGTGTAGTTTTTCCGCAGCATGAAAGTAAAAGACTGCCCCGCGCCGGGCGGCACGGTCGCCTTGACGGTCAGCAGCGAGGCGGCGGCGGCGCGTGGAATAACCCAAGAGGCGTAACCCTCGGTCGCCTGCGCGCCGGTCGGACCCAGGAACGTCGTCGTGGCGGCCGCGATCCCGATGGAACAACTCGCCAGCATTTCCGCGCTGTAGGTGTTGAGCGCGTTCACGCCGATCGGCAGGTTGCTCGACAGCATCGTTTGCTGCTGCGTGGCGCCCTCCAGCAACGGCACCTTGCCGGGGCCGGGGAGCGACAGGTCGCAACCGACGATACGATACCGGTCTGACGTTCCCACCGCGATTTCGATGGCCTCGGCCTGCACGGCGGTGGCCTGTCCATCGTTGCCGATCCGCACGCCGATCAACGCCCAGTCGGACACGTTGGGTTCTACCCGCACGCCTGGGTTCACGTTGTCGTTGCCGCGAGAGTTATGCACGATCGCGCCGCCGGTCACGGTCACGCCACCCGTGGCCATGAACAGCCCGGCAAGCGCGTTCTCCCGCAGGCGGCCCGCCGTCCACTGCACGTCTTTGACATGCGTGCCCTGCACGCAAACCCCGTGCCCGCCATTGAACGACGACCAGCACGTCGTGCAGTAGATCGACCAGACGTTGGCGGCGGCGCCGTCGATGAACCAGCCGTGTGACAGGCAGGTATCGGCGAGGACATCGTTGAAGAACAGATACAACACCTGATAGCCGGTCTCCGCGACCAGGGCGATGCCGACGTTGGTCGAGGTCACGTCCACGTCGCTCAGATACTCGCCGCCGCTCGCCGTGATGCGGACGCCGACGCTGCCCGTGTTCGTCCCGGCATAGCCGCTGTTGGAGATTTTCGCCGTGCTGATGGAGTTGCCGCCGGCGACGATCGCCCCGGAACGGCCGATAAAGATGGCATCGCCCGCCGTGAACATGATCCGCAGGTTGGCGTGGCAGGTATTCCAGCATCCCACCAGGGCAAGCCCGGTGCCGAAGTTGTTGATGCCGAGATTATTGGTCACGAAATTATCGTTGGCGCGCGTGACACGTAGGCCGGTGCCACTACTGCCCGAACCGAAGAACCCGCCGCACTCCAGACCGGCGCCCGCCTCGATGGTCATGTCGCTGACGCCGCCGCCGGTCGTGAGGTAATTGTCGCGCGTGAACACGATGCCATCCGCGGTCGCGTTGGTCTGGCGCAGGATCGACGTGCCCAGTCCCTCGCCGCGAAACCAGACTTTGCCATTAAGCGGCGCGGTGATGGCGGCGCTGATTTTGTAGCAGCCGCCCGGCAGGAACACGATGGCGCCGCGCGCGGGGACGGCGTTGACGGCGGCCTGGATGGCGGCGGTGTCGTCGGTGGCGCTGTCGCCCTTGGCGCCATACACGCGAACATCGATGAAGCCGAGGCTGGCGGCGACGTAATCACGCAGCGCCAGCGCGTTGAAACGTCCCGATCCGGCGCGTTCGCCGACAAACGAGGACCCGTCGTTGACGGCCCCCAAATCGGGCATATCAACGATTCTGACGCCGGGAAATGTGCCTGTCGTGATGCTCATGGCGTCATCCCAATCGTGCGACGGTGGTTAGTAGCCCGGTCGTCGGGTCTGTCATCGTGGTTTCGCCATCGACCCTGATGCCGCCGAGCGTCGTCACGCTGGCGATCGGCAGGCCGCCGGACGGGACAGACGCGAAGCCGGGTGATGGTGCTCCCGCGAGGAAGATGGCCTCGCCCGGATCGGTCAGCGCCGCCGGGTTGGTGTCGGTCAGCATGATAACCGGCGCGATCGCGCGCGAGACCATGGGGCGAACGTGCAAATGCCCCTCGGCGAGCAGTTCCGCCGTGCCGCCCGCATCCTCATCGAAGTAGATCGCCCATCGGCAACGGCGCGGCCAGTTGCCCGGCGTGCCGACGGGGACGTGGATGCGAAACGTCCCGGTGGTCATATCGAGGATGACGCCTGTCGCGGACCACAGGCACGTTCCGGGCCCCGCCACGCCGCCGTTGTGCCAATGGCCCCAGCCGTAGTCGTGACAACTCCACCCGCGCCCATAGCCGGACGGCCACACGAACATCGAGACGGTTGGCCCGCCGAGGCCGCCGCTCAGTTCTATTGGCAGCGCGTCGGGACTGTCGCGATCAACGATCGAGACGTTGAGCGTGACGCTATCGGTGCCGCCGAGCACCAGGTCGCGCGTTGGCACGCGGATGGGCGAGACGCGATCGAGCGGCAGGGTGAGGGAGAATGCTGTCATCGCGGTGCGCTCGATATCTGCGATTTCAACATTGTATTGCCCGTGATATAGTCCGGATCGGGGAACGACAGCGTTCCAGCGCCATCGCCCCCCTGACCATGCAACCCTCGTCGGAGGACCGAATGGCTAACCCCGTGTTCTACATCTACGTCCTGTTCCGTGAAACCGGCGAACCCTTCTACGTGGGGAAGGGAAAAGGCGACCGGTGGCTTCATCATGAACAAGAGATCCGGCGATACACCAGCCATAAGCACGCGATCATCCGAAAGATGCGCGCGGCCGGATACGAAATCCCGAAAGTTAAACTGCATGAAGACCTCCAAGACGAGGTAGCGTGCGCTTACGAAAAGATACTGATCGCCGCCATTGGACGAGCGGACCTGAAGCAAGGGCCGCTGGTGAACAAAACGGACGGCGGCGATGGCGTAAGCGGATGGGTGCCAACCCCGGAGCAGCGCGCCAAGATGATAAGCAACCGCCCCAAAAAGTTACCACCCCGGACAGCGAAAGCACGCGCCAATTACGCTGAAGCCGCGCGCAACAGATCTCCAGAAGCGCGCGCGAACATCGCCGAGGCATTACGCAACAGCAGAACTCCCGAATGGCGCGCGAAGATATCCGCAAGCCGAAAAGGCAAGAAGCTTCCCCCAGAAGTAGCCGCCAAGAGCGCGGAATCACGTCGAGGACTGAAAAAGTCAGCGGAAACCAAAGCGAAAATCTCAGCGAGCAATAAGGGAAAACACTTCGGTCCCCTTTCCACACAGCACAAAGCAAACCTGTCCAAAGCACTAAAAGGGATGAAACGCCCACCATTCTCGGCGGAACATCGTGCGAAAATCGGTGCGGCGCGACGTATGTCATCGGGAAAGGCACGCTTCGATGATGCGCGACAACATTGCATTCCTGGCATCCAGGTTCTGCGCGAACATGAAATACGCGACGGCCAAGACAATGAGATTTAGCAACACCAAAACCAGCATCCCAGGCGGCAACGCGCCGATGAGTTGTTTGAGCAGCGCGGTAAGACCGGGTGCGCGTCCGCTCTCGCTCATTAGACAATGTTCAGCACGGCGCCGTTGCGCCACACGTCGCCCGCCACGAGGCCGGTGGCGGATGTCGGCAGGTTGGTCATATTCACGCGCGCCCTGGTTTCCACGCGGTTCAGCAACAGCACGGCGTTGTCGGCGCGGCGAACCATGAGCGCGGCGGACTGCAACACGTTGCTGTCGTTATATGACGCGATGACGTAGTTCGAACCGTTTTCGCTTCCGCTGTCCGTCTGACCGTCCGTGCCAACCAGCCAGCGTAACTGACCTTGCGTTTGATACTGCAAACCGGCGCGGTGGCTCTGCGCGCCAACGATCGCCATTATGTGATCAGCCGATCCGCCAGGGCCTCCGACCGTGAACACGCCATTGAGCGCATTGGCGTTGACGGTGGTGTCGGTGTTGCCGAAGTTGGTTGGCAGTGTCGTCAGGTTGCCGACCCAGGCGCTACCCGCTCCACCGCCGCCAGCAACGGAATACTGCATCGTCGCCGTCGTCTGGTTGTCGTAAATGTAATTACCGGTGGCATGGACGTGATTGGCGTTCGTCTGGATACCAACCCCGTCCGTCCTGCCCTGACCGACGTTGAATATCTGATTACCGGTTATGATCGCGTAGCTAACCGTCGCGTCGAGATAGATACCCCGGATCGCGACACTCGCCGCGCCACTCTTCGAGAACTGATTGTCGCTGATGGTCAGTCCAATCGTATGGTCGACGTAACAGTCCGCGTTGCCAGCCACCGGGATCTTGCAGTTATTATAGCAACGATTGTCCGATATGATGATGCCGGTTTGCGTTCCACCCGCCGGGTTGATGCAGGTAATACCGCCACCAGAACAGTCGTGTATGATATTGCCCTGGATCAGTATATCGCGGCACGGCGCGGGCTGCGAACCGTCGCTCAATATCCCAATGCCGGGAGCGGCGCCCGTGGTCCCGGCCCCGGCGTTTCGCACGACATTATTGACGGCGCCCGAATTAGTGACGCCGCCGTAAAAGCAAAAGGAATAATCCCGTAAAGTTGTTCCATCGATAAGGCTGTCCACGAGCCAGCAGTTGGTGGACCCAGCGGCGAACTCATTGGCGGCACCGCCGCCGATGGATGTGATCCCGTTAAACACCACATCGCTCGACCCGGTGACATTCATGTTCCAGTGATGCGCGTCCTTCAACGTAATACCGGACACCCGCAGCCGTGTAACATTGGATGGAGCCAATCCCGCCGATATCACGTTACCGAGACGACCAGGATCATTACCATCGATCATTCCATAGCCACGGATGATGACATTCGAGGTATTGGTGGAGGCGACAACGCCCGCGCCACCGATGCTCGTGCCGGATATCATCTTCACCGTGCCGTTGAGTATCAGGTCGGTATTGGACGGCAGGGTTATTCCGCTGACCATATACGGCGAGCCGGTAGCGGGGATAAGCACGATGGCCCTGCTGGCGTAAGTATTCAACACCGCCTGGATCGCCGCCGTGTCGTCAGTCACGCCATCGCCGACAGCGCCGTGGTCGAGGACGTTGATGACCGAATTACTGTCCACTCCGGGGGCGCCGTCGATCCCGTCTTCGCCGTCGATTCCAGGCGGACCCATCGGGCCTGGTGGCCCAATCCAGCGCGCCGGATCGGGTGGGCCAACAGCGGTGCCGGGATAGTCACTGTACGCGAGGCGATACTGTTCCGCTGGCTCGGCGGCGGTGGTCGTCGTCGAGTATCCCGCGTATTTCAGCACGTAGCTCATCTAGAAATACTCCACCGCGACACGCTCGCCGCTGGTCGGTAGCGCCACGTAACGAAAGATCGCGACCATCGCCATCGCCGCGTCCTTCGGATCGGTCTTCCGCTCGAACAACGGCGCGAGGGCATCGGCGGCGAGAACGACATAGGAGTTGCCCACGGCGTCCGGGATGTCCTGGCTCGACCAACGCGCGATCCCGCGCATCGCCAGATCATTGTGAACGTCCATGACCGCCTGGTTGGCGTTGTCGTCGGCCGAAAGCACCATCGCGCCCTTGCGCACCCGCGCCTCAAGCAGCGCCAGGACGGCCGGATCGACCGCTTTGCCGAAGCTGGACGCCATCTGGCCGGCGGCTAATTTGGTGAACTCCTCGACGAACGCCCGAGGCACGGCGGCTCCGTCCCACCAAACCACACCCTGCGCATCGAGCGCCGCGTGAACCGAGGCCACCTTGTCCAACGCCAACGCCTGATCGCTGGCCAACGGCGTTTCGTCCGAGGCGATCACGCCCAACTCGACCAGAGCCATCGTGGCGATGGTGGCGACGGGGACCATCTCCGTCAGAGTCGGGCTATCATCGAGCGGCACGACCCTGACACCCAGCAGACGAAGGGCCTGTTGCGCGATCGTTGAAACGGGAACGGTCATACGCTATGCTCCGAATGCCGCTCGGGGACCTCATTGAAGCGTGGACGAGTTCGCGAAGTTGACAGCCGCACAGGCACCCATTTCCCCGAGTGGCACCACAAAACAGTCATGGCGGCGCCTCGTCAGTCTCGTCATAGCGGGCCAATTGGCCGCGCAAGGTGTGGTTGGCCGCCGCCAACTCCATTATTCGGGCTTCCAGACGCAGGTTCCTGGCGATCGCATCGTCGCATTTCACTTCCAACTCCGCGATGCGTTCCCGTAATGATATGATCAGCATCCCCTGTTCACGAAGTAGCGCGGCAAGGTCGTCCTCGGTGGTCATCGGACGACCTCCCGCTATGCCGTTGCTACCGAGCGGCCCCGGCCACGGTGCCCGCCGGCGGC